GATGCACCGTCTTGGAAGTGTACAATCAATCGTAGATACTTTGGTATTAGGAGAACTTGGGTTCTCATTAACAATGTACGCTAAGACTATCACGAGTCGAGATGATACATCAAAAATGGTTACACAATCTGATCCAACAGGTGAAACTATTTGTCAATTAGGACCTTGTTTTGTAAACAATCAGCAATTCTCTATTGGAGAACAAGGTGTAGCTGGTTTCAATGTGTCAGGTATTTATTTGAATCCTATTAGTACATTAAATTTGTAATTTTGTAATCATGAAAGAATCAGTAACAGTTAAGATTTTTGGAAAGGAGTATACGATTCCTTTTCCTAATGTTGGTCAATATTATCGTATTGAATCGACGAAACAAGCGATAAGTAGTGGAATGTATAATTCCATGCTTTTATCCAATACTTTATCAGCTCAAAATGCATTAGATATGATTGATGTTGAAGCAACATTGATCGTTTTGTGTCCAGAGTTGATCAAAGATTTAAAGGTGGAGAATTTTTCCAAGCTAGGTATCAAGGATTACAGAGAAATCAAAAATGTTTACTTTAAAGAAGTAGCTCCTTTTTTCAAAGAGATTAATGATTTACTGAGATCGTGATGGATATCAACGATGTAAAAAAGTTCATGATTCAATGGAATAAGAAATTTCCTGTTGATTTCTGGTGGAGAGAAAAGCACAAGGTTGCTTTTCTCTCTCCTGAACATAAAGAGTGTTCATTTATACATCAGTTAATGGAATTGCAAGAAGATCTCCTTCATATAAAGAAAAAAGAAAATATCGAAGAGGAAATTTACACTCCTAATATTGGTGATATTTTTAAATCTAAAGGGATTGAAACTACTAGTTCGAACGGTGAGATTCTCGAAAATGATTTGGAATGGTTTAGAGAACAAGCCAAGATGATAGAATCCAAAGAAAATGACCCAGGAAGATAAGAGAATACGGATAATCGTTGATTCTTCTCCAGTAAGAGAAATGAGGCAAGAGGTGACTGGTTTAACTAGTGATATTAATGAATTATCACGAGCGGCTTCCTCTGTTGAATTAAGTGATCAAAAAGGTTTAATAGCTGACAACGAAGAACTTCAAAAACAAATAAACCTTTTAAATCAAAGAAGAAACCTCCTACAACCTCCTACAACCTCCCAGTCACAACGTGAACCAATTATTAGAAGAATTTCTGAGAATGAAGGAGATATAAGACAATTAGAGCAGGTAAGAAACGAATACACTCCCGACACTGATGATTATCGTCAACTAACCGATGAGATTAATCGATTAAATCAAGAAAACGATACTTTGAAAGCACGTTTAGATAGGTTAGAAGAAGTTTCAGAGAAACCTTCTACACCTTTACGTGATAGTAATTTTTACAAACAAAGAATCGCGGAAAACAAGGAAGATATAATCGAACTTAAAAAAACAAGAAAAACATTAGATCTTGAAACTGAAGAAGGTCGTAGTATAGATTCATCCCTTGAAAATGAAATCAAGAGATTGGAAGCATCTAATATTGAACTTTCAAACCTTTTAAAGGATTCAAGAAGATACGAAGAAAAAGAAAAGAAATCTGATACAAAACCTTCTGTGTCTCAAGATGTAACTTTATTGAGACAACTTGTTCAACTTGTTGGTGGAATAAGTCAGATGTTAAGTGAAGGAGGTAGAGAGACAACTGACACTGGACGTGATGAAAATAGATACGGACCAGCTCCTATTCCACCTATTCCAGTTCCAATTCCAAGCGGTTCACGTCCAACTTCAGCTCCTAGAGTCCAGCCGACAGAAGAAGATGAAAGAAGTCGTTTTCAAGTTGGTACAGGAACCACTTCTATATTAATGCACGGTGCTGTAGATGCAATGAGTAGATATTCATTGGCACGTAATGAATACGAAGGTACAGCAGGAATGGTTGGTGCATTAGGTAATTTAGCTGGAGGCACGATTGGTTCTATCGGGAATGCTTTTGGACCGATTGGTGGTGCAGTTGGTGGAATTGTCGGTGGATTGGTATCAGGTCTTTCATCTCTTGTTGTGAACAAGTGGATGATGGAGTTGCAAGCATTAGAAGGTGCTGAACGAAATTCTTTAGGATATTCACAAGTCTCAGGCAGATCAATAGGACAAACGATAAACCAAGGATATAGAGAAGGTTCTTTTGCAGCTAGTGACCTTGGGATGGATGTTAGTGAATATATGGGACGAAGAGGAAGTCTTCTTCGTGCTGCAGGAGGAAAAATTTTAGGAGGTCAAGAAGACGATACAAGAGAGATGAACTCTCTAATGGCTGTGACAAGAGCTTATGGATTGTCAGATCAAACGATCAATCAATTACAAGGTTCTATGCGTTTTGCTAGGCAAGGTGAAACAGAATACGGTTCATCTTCAAATAGTCCATCTGCTATCATTCGTCTTTTTGAAAATACGATGAAAGAATTGAAACTTCCATTTAGTGAAATAGCTGCTACAATGGATGAATCATTAGATACTTTCAATCGTACAGTTACAAGTGTCTTAGAAAAGACTGGTAGTGTAGATGCTGGTTCAATAGCTACGATGTTAGCTAGTATTAGAGCTAGTACTGGTTTTGAGGGTCGTCAATTAGAAAGAGTTCAATCAGCAGTATCTGGACAAAGAGTGTCTCAAGATGATGTTACACAAGCTCTTTTAATGAGAGTAGCTAGAGAAGTAAATCCTGAAGCTGGTACATTCACTGAATTGATGTCTTCTATTGAAAAGATGTCTGAAGATCCAGAATTGCAACGTGCATTCTTGAATAAGATAGAAGAAATGGTTGGTAACGAAGAACAACTTCGAAATGTTTTAAAATCAATATTTCCAGATTTATCTTATAGTGATGTCGTTGATTTAACGAAGAGACGAAATGAAGTAGCACCAGAAGCTAGTTTAGGTGATTTTCTAACACAAGGAGGTCAAAGATTAGCTCCAGAAGTTAGTAGAGGCAACGAAGGAGAAGCTCAATATGATACAAGTATAGCTAGCAGGACAGTTGGTACTATAGAAGCGGCTAATGCTGCAAGAAGAAACGAAAGGATCGGAGAAGCGCTTGAGAAATTGACCGAAATCAATTCTAAATTAGAGAAATTGTTAAATATTGACACCGCTGTTACAAACATCTTTAATTTTTTGAGTAATCCAGAATTACAAAAAGCTGGCAGCGATATTGCTAGTGCAGATTTGAAAGAAAACAACCTAAGAGGTATAGGAGCAAAAGTTACAGCATTACAAGCGACTGGACAATTAAATCCTTATTCCATTTATAAAATTATAGATAATCTATTTAAAGCTCAAAGAAGATGATAAATAAGGCATTTGAAGTAAGTGTTGGTGAGAACGATAAATCAGTTGATTCTTTTTTGGAAGAGTGGAAAAAAGGACTTTCAAGAGAGAATCAACCACTCACTCCCACTGAGTTTTTTGAGTTTAAAGATCCTAAATATCAAGGTTCTAATCTTGAAAGAATTTGGGCACAATACAATGCCGAAGAAAAACAGGAATATCAGAATAACTACAACAGTGGAAATTTACCATATATAAAAGCAGGAACGACAGTTCTCCTTCCTATTCCAAAGATTGTTTTAGAGCTTCAAAGAGTTTCTAAACAAGGACAGTTTATGTCACAAGGTGATTTTAAATCTTATTGGAGTGAAAATTACTCCAAGTTGATTGGTAGTATAAATTATAAACCTTCTGATAGTGAAACTGATCCTGATTCGATTGTAGATTCGAAAGTAATACCTCAAACTTTAAAAGTTTGGATATATGTAAAAGCACTTGATAAGATAATTGATTTCAGTCCATTTATCAATTCTTTAAATACTGTCAAGAATAGTTCTTCTGGCAATTTTACCATTAATATGGTACCTACTAGAAGTCAAGATTCTGCGTTTGGAGTGAATTCAAGTGGTTATTATGAGATTTACAATATTACGGATAATAAGAAAAAGCAAGTCAAGGATTTTGTAGAAAAATATTTAACTCAAAATGATATAGTTTTTCTTCGTTTTGAGAAACTAGCACTTGAAGCTAGCGCTAGTTTAAAAGGTGAAGAAGATAGTCTAGAAATATCACCTTCAAACCTTGTAAACAGTGATAAGAATTATAATGTGTGGGATATGATTGGTTTAATTGATATAGTTCAAACCAGTATTGATACATCTTACGACGATTATCTTGTCACTGTAATGGGTCGGGATTTTACTAAGTTATTTGTAGAAGATGGTAGTTATTTCATTCCATTAAAATGGGTAGAAGGAAACAAAGACTTATGGTTTTATGTGGGTGATCAATTAGATGAGTGGTATAAGAGAAATATCGTAACTGGTACCTATGATTTTTTCTTTAATTATGGTTTCAGAGGAATAAGAGAAACTCTCTGGTTTATTATCAACCTCCTATCAAATATTGGTATTGTGTCAAACGATCTTTTTTCAGCTTACAAAGGAAGACGTACTACTTCTTATGAAATAGAAACAGGTGATCAAAGTTATAAACAAACTCAAAAAGTCAATGGTATTTGGCAAATTGTCAAAGTTTTTTGTGACGATAATCTTGAAAAAAGAACCCTCGTAGATCCTTCATTTGCTAATCCTGACGGATCGTTAATGGATTTTATTTTTAAGACTTGTCAGGATCCATTTGTAGAGGTTTTGTTTGACACCTATGTTGATACATTGGATATAGTAGTTAGACAACCACCTTTTACCGAAAGTGCTATTAAAGACGTTATTGTTAGTGAAACTTATATTGAAATAGATTCAAGTAATTTCATATCAAGTTCATTGAGTTATGATGATCGAGTTTATTCATCTTATAGACTTTTCCCACAAGACCAAATTACTGGAAAAGATAATACAACTTCTCTAGCTTTTGTACCAATTATTTATTTAAATGAGATAACTAAATATTTTGGTAATAAAAAGTTAGAAATACAAGACATTTATATCGCTGCAAATGCACTTGACGGTGCTAGTGGTTCTTCAAACTTGAATAGTATGGCAGCGACAATGTTGAACGATCTTTTATTCGTTATAGAAACGACTGCGTATTTGCCGTTTACACGAAGAGGTACTATAACAATTAATGGAGATAGGAGGATCAAGGTAGGTTCATTTGTCAAAAATAATTATACGAATGAATTGTTTTATGTCACGGGTGTTTCAAATTCTTTATCGTTCTCAGAAAATTCTATTTCTCGAGAAACGATTCTTGAAGTTGAACGAGGAATGTTCTTTCCTATTCTAAGTGGTGTAGTAGGAGAAGATGAAGAAATAAATTTAAACGCAGGTTCTCAAAAGGCTTCTTATTTTAAGATTGTTGATATAAAGAGAATCAAAGAAGATATTTTAACTGCTCAAAATGCAGCTAAAAGTGGACAAACAAAAACTTCTGGATTAGGAGTTGCTCCTCTTAATAAAGAACAATTTGAGTATTTCTTAAAAAGAAAAATGTACAAATGATTGACGGTGTAAGTAGAGAAAGACAAAGTGATTCCCCATATTCAGTGGGATATGGTTATATAGCTATACCTTCTGGTGTTGATCGTGATAATTATATCGATACTTGTTTTCGTAGGGAAAGAGTGACGGTGATAACTGATTTAGGTGGTGTTTTTAACGATTGTTATATCACAAGTGATGCTTTGCAGAGAATTAGTTTTCCAAGCAACATAGAAGAAAAAGGCAGTTGTGTTTGTTTTATTTCTTGTACTTTTAACAATAAACCAATTGTTGTTGGTGTATTACAAGGTGACAACAGTTCTTCTATGTTGAAAGAAAATATGTATCAAGTGAGAAAGGTTATGGGAGATTCTGAAGTCTTGATACAAGCCAATCCCAAAGACAATTCTTTGGTGATTAATCTGACCAGTTCAAAAGCTGGTAAAGTTTTTCTGAAATGTGTTGGTTCGGAAGAAAATGAATTAAATATAGTTTCTTCAGGATCGGTTAATGTAAGTACAGATAAGTCTATTAATGCTACAAGTTACAAAGAAGCGAGTGTACAAATAAAAGACGTTGAAAATAAAAACGATGTTTATCAGATTTATTTTGACAAAGAAAAGGCTCTATTAACGAGGAAATGTCAAAGTACGAAAGAAGATACGACTATTGTTCTTGATCAAAATGGTGTAGATATTAAGACTGAGGGTGGTAATAAAGAAATCAAGATTGATCTTGAAAACATCTTGTTAAAGACCGATAAAAAAGTTAATATAAATAATGGAGGTCAATCTATGGTAAAAGCAGAAGATTTGATTCTTCGTATAGATCAACTTCAAACTCAAATCAGTCAAATAGTCCAAGCATTTGCTACAGGTGCTGCAGCAGCAGTTAATATGGATGGCGGTAGGACAGCGATGACGACTGCATATGGTTCGTTATCTGGAATCGTGAAAATTGACTTCAATCCAATAAAAAGTCAAATAGGTTTTTTAGATTGAAGAATAAATCTTATATTTACATTCAAATATATAACTTATGAGCAGTGTAAGTACTATTCAGAAGAAAGCGATTGAGATGGTAGGGACGCTTGGAAGAGCGGCTTTGGCAACATTATATCCTAACGATTTTGAGATATATTTATGTTCTTTAGAGTTAACAGATTCTCAAGGAAGGACAATTGATTTCTTCACTTTTCCTATAATGCCAGACAGCATTAGAAAATCTGAATTAAAACGAAGTACTGTTAGGAATACTGCAGGTGGAATCACGACATTAACCTCTCCTATTTATTCTCCAAGTGAAATCAACATCAGGGGAAATTTTGGGAAAAATTTTAAGATCTTATTATCTGAAAATGAATCTGTATCTGGAGTAGCATTTAGCATAAGGAATGGTATGTACGATCTGTATCAAATAGGATCGAAAAAATCTTCTAATCTAAAGACTCCAGACTTTGATATTTCAGTAAAAACTGGATTCGGTGCTAGTAGGATATTGAAAGCTATCATTTCAAAGAGTAATGGAGTAGACAATGATGGGAAACCATTTCGATTGTATTTCTACAATATGGCTTTTGGTGAGAATTATTTAGTGACAATACCTCCATCTGGGGCTGAGTTTTCGATGAATATTCAAAAGAATATGATCTGGGAATATAATATCAATATGACTGTGATAGCTCCTTTAGAAGCTGTAAAGAATTCACCAGGGTCAAGTTC